TGAAGAAGATGAAGAAGATGAGTCAATGGACGAAGCACGTGAAGAAGATGAAGAAGATGAGTCAATGGACGAAGCACGTGAAGAAGATGAAGAAGATGAGTCAATGGACGAATCTATGATGGACGATGAGAGCGTTTACGAAATTGGTGGTGATTCAACCGATGATTTCGAAGACGACGTAGTTGATCACGATGCACCTGGTACATTTGATATGGATAAAGATGACGACATGGGCGACCATGATATGGGTATGGGCGACCATGATATGGGCATGGAAGGCGATGAAGATGCTCCTGTTACCAAGGGCGATCTTGAAGATTTCAAAGCAGAAATTCTTAGTGCTTTAGGCGATCATCCCGGTGCTGAAGTAGACATGGGTGATGATGACGGCTTTGACGATAGCGAAGAAGACGACAACGACTTTGATTTTGACAGTGAAGATGAAGATGAAGAAGATGATGAAGAAGAAAACGACGAAGAAGATGAAGGCGACGGCATGAATCTCGACGAAAGTTTTCTAAGAGAATATAACAAAGTTGTTCGTAAAGGTAAAGATTATACTGCCGGGAGCCCAGGAGAAGAAGGTAGCGTACATAAAAAATCTTCTATTGCAACAGGCGGCCCTGGAATTAATACCAAAGCAAATGCTAAAAATATTGCACAGAACAATATGGAAGGCGACGAAGACGGAACTAAGCCACATGGCAAAACTAGCGGATTAGTTGGTAATGTTAAAGGCAAATTTACAGATAGTGTAGATCAGAACGTCGACGGTAAAGAAACAAAAGGTTATAAACATCCTGCTAAAGTTCATAGAAAAGGCGAAAGCAGTGTGAATAAAAGGGACGTTTTACCAAATCGCTAAGAGAAACAGATGAAACTAGCTTATCTAAGAGAACATTTAAGTTTTGATCAAGCTCAAGTAGAATTATTTGAGTCAGATGAAAAAGGAGGGAAAAACCTTTATCTTAAAGGTATTGCCATCCAAGGTGGTATTCGCAACGCAAACCAGCGGGTTTATCCGGTCAGCGAAATTACCAATGCTGTCAAGACTCTGAATGATCAAATTCAAAATGGATATTCTGTATTAGGTGAGGTAGATCATCCAGATGATCTCAAAGTAAATCTAGACCGTGTTAGTCACATGATAACCAATATGTGGATGGACGGTCCTAACGGATATGGGAAGATGAAAATTCTTCCCACTCCGATGGGCAATTTAATACGTACTATGCTTGAAAGTGGTGTAAAACTTGGTGTCAGTAGTAGAGGCAGCGGCAACGTTGATGAAAGAACTGGCGAAGTAGCTGATTTTGAAATTATTACGGTAGATATTGTTGCTCAACCTTCTGCGCCGGGAGCTTATCCTACACCGGTCTATGAACACTTAATGAACGCAAGAGGTGGAAATAGAGCATATAGGGTGGCGCAAGAAACCAAACAAGATCCAAAGACTCAACAGTATCTCCGTGAGGCGATGCTGAATATTATTAAAGGTTTGAAATAACCTTAAAGGGAGATGTGATGTTGGACGCATTCAAACAATTAGTAGAATCCGGCGTAATGACAGAAGAGACTAAATCAATGGTTGAATCTGCTTTTGCTGCTAAGATTCAAGAGAATCGCGATCAGATCACCGCCGAACTACGCGAAGAATTTGCTCAGAAATACACACACGATAAGGGTGTAATGGTCGAAGCAATTGATCGCATGTTAAGCGAGAGATTGGCCGCAGAAATTGCTGAATTTGCTGAAGATAAGAAATCATTAGTTAACGCTCGGGTTGCTTATGAAAGCAAAATGAAAAAAGATGCTAAAGTTTTAGAATCTTTTATCATGCATCAGCTAGGAAAAGAATTAGTAGAGTTCCAGAATGATCGCAAGAAAGTTGCTGAAAACTTTTCTAAATTAGAAAATTTCATTGTACATGCATTAGCGAAAGAAATTACTGAGTTTTCTCAGGATAAAAAAGATTTAGCTGCTACAAAAGTTAAATTGATGAGAGAAGCTAAAGCTAAGTTTGATGATATTAAAGAGAAATTCATTAAACGAAGTGCTGCAGTCGTTGAAAGCACAGTTAATAAGAAATTAAAATCTGAAATTAAACAATTGAAAGAAGATATTTCTAGTGCTCGAAACAACGATTTCGGTCGTCGTTTATTTGAAGCGTTTGCAACTGAATATTCTACATCTTATCTTAACGAAAAATCTGAAACAAGTAAATTGTTAAAGATTATTGAAAAGAAAGATCTAGCACTTTCAGAAGCAAAAGCAGCTTTACAAGAGAAAGAAACTCTTGTTGAATCAAAAGAACGCGAAATTCGCGTTGCAAAAGATTCAGCAGAGCGTAAAGCTTTATTGAGTGAGATGTTAGCTCCATTAGGTGCTGACAAAAGAGAATTAATGCGTAGTCTATTAGAAGGTGTACAAACATCTAAATTAGCTACAGCATTTGACAAATACCTACCCGCCGTAATGGAAGGCGCTGTAAAGAAAAAAGAATCTGCAAAAGAAACTTTAGTTGAAAGCACAGTTGTTACAGGCGATCGCGAAGTTAAGACTCAGCCCCAGGTAGGCTTAGATAATATCTTAGATATCCGCAAATTAGCGGGTCTAAAATAACTATAATTCAAGGAGACATAAATGTCACAGTTATTAAATGAAAGATGGTCCGAGACAAAGGAAGCTCTGCTTGAAGGCCTATCGGGTAATCGTCGTGCTTCTATGCAGGTTTGCTTAGAAAATACTCGTCGTTACTTGGCTGAAAGCGCAACAGCAGGAGCAACAAGTGCTGGTAACGTAGCAACACTTAATCGTGTAATTCTACCAGTTATCAGACGTGTAATGCCAACAGTTATTGCCAACGAAATCATCGGCGTACAGCCAATGACAGGCCCTGTTGGTCAGATCCACACACTACGTGTACGTTATGCTGATTCAAGCTCAGGTGACAATATTGTAGCAGGCGAAGAAGCACTAAGCCCGTTCAAGATTGCTGCTGCTTACTCTGGTAACAATGTTGATGCAACTCCAAAAGCTGCTGCAACAAGCGTACTTGAAGGTACACCAGGTAAGAGAATGAGCATCCAGATCCTCAAGGCTCCAGTAGAAGCCAAGTCACGCAAGCTATCAGCTCGTTGGACATTTGAGGCTGCACAGGATGCACAGGCTCAGCAAGGTATTGATATCGAAGCAGAAATCATGGCAGCATTAGCTCAGGAAATCACAGTTGAAATCGACCAGGAAATCCTAGCTTCACTACGTGGATTGGCTTCAGTAGAACAGTCATATGACCAGAGTTTAGTTTCTGGTACAGCAACATTCGTCGGCGACGAACATGCTGCACTAGCAATCCAGATCAACCGCGTAAGCAACCTAATTGCACAGCGTACACGTCGTGGCGCAGGCAACTGGGCAGTTGTATCAAACCAGGCTCTAACAATTCTACAGAGCGCAACAACTTCAGCATTTGCTCGTACAACTGAAGGTTCATTCGAAGCTCCAACAAATACTAAGTTTGTTGGTACATTGAACGGCGCTATGAAGATTTTCGTAGACAGCTACTTAGCTGACAATATCGATAACAACCAGGTTCTTATTGGTTATAAAGGCACAAGCGAAGCTGACGCACCAGCTTTCTACTGCCCATACATTCCTCTAATGAGCTCAGGCGTTGTTCTAGATCCAGCAACCTTCGAACCAGTCGTAGGCTTCCTAACACGCTACGGTTATGTTGAACTCAGCAACACCGCAAGCAGCTTAGGTAACGCAGCCGACTACCTCGGTAAGGTCGCTATCGTAAGCGCAAACGTAAGCTTCAAGTAATAGAATTACTTGTAAATTTACACAGAAAGCCCGCCCTGTGCGGGCTTTTTGCTGATTACAAGATAAATATTATCAGTTCGCTCATAAAGAGAGTTTATGCAGTACCCACTGCGTAGATCCTAGAACGATCTTAATATAAGGAGAAACAAATGGGACGTCCAATTAAAAAGAGATTTTTTGCAGGAACCGCTGTAGTTGCTGATACTGCAGGTATGGGAGTTGTTACGCCAAACGGTGTAACTATTGTTACTAGCGGAACGAATTATTCTTCTGCACCTACAGTTGTATTCAGCCAACCAGATATATTCGGCGGCACAGTTGCTACTGGTCACGTTACTGTTAGCGGCGGAAACATTACTAGTTTTGTAGTAGATAATGGGGGATCCGGATATATGTCCGATCCTGCAATTGCATTAACAAACACTACAGGAACCGGCGCAACATTTACAGTTGCACTTGCTCCGATTAGTAATACAGGTAAAATTACGGTAACTGCTTACTTACCGTCACCTAAAGGATTAAGTTCTAAAACTTCAAATATTCTAAAACAAGAATCAAGTCATCGTTATCTAGTACAAAATGCAGACGGCGACGGACAATGCAAGTTAGTTGCTTCGGGTAGTTTGACTGCAGGCCAAATGAATCTTGTTGCTACTGATAGTGCAGGTGGTACTTACTATGTAACGAAGTTGACTAGCCGTAAAGCTTATCTAACATCGATTAATGGTTCGCAATTTACTAACGGTGTTGCATCATGGTTGCTTGCTAGTGCAGGATCACCACAAGCTAATGTTAGTGTAACAATTCCTGTTTCTTAATAGGTAATTGATTAATTAAAAAATAGCTGCCTAGTGCAGCTATTTTTTTGGGTAAATAAAGTATGCCTTTCTATTCAAGTAACATAATTCAATATGGCGAAGTTCCTCAAC